TTTTGAGTCCTACTACGATATCTGGAGGACTAAAAGGCCGTCCTTCCAGGTTGGCCAGCTGGCGCTCATAATGCTCCAGGGCTGGTGGTTTTCTGATGTCGCTATCCGGCACCGATTTTATGAGCTCGATACAATACTTACACAGGTTTATTCGGTCTTGCTTGGTCATTTCACGCATTTTTTGTCATCTCCTTTTCTAGCAAATTGGTCGCTCTATCCAGGGATCGAGCCAGGGCGCTCATTCCGCTCGGTCGCTCATCCTTCAGGGTTCCAAGCTTTGCATCCTTGAATAATTCCTTCACGTCGTCTTCGGTCCTGCAGTAAATCAATTCAGTCTGGATCCGGTCCCTGGTGACGAGGTCGATTACTTTCGTCTCGAATTCAAACGACGGATCTCCGCCGGTCTTCAGTATCCTGGTGACCTTCCGCTGCCATTGGTCCAGTTCCTTGGCCACAGCCGTCTCATCGACCTGGTCGGCCAGCTCTTCATCCGTCTCAGGCGTCTCGACCGGTTCCTTGGGTGAATTTATCACGATCGGTGCTGGTGCTGGGGCCGGTTCCTTCGCAGCAGGGACGTCTTCGAGCTTATATCCTAGTTCTACGGCTGCAACCTCCGCCTTAATTATTCCCTTCTCCACCAATAGCGCCAGGGAAGCAGCCCATGCATTCTGATCATCCTGCAAAGGCTTTACTTTTTTCTGGTCGAATACGAAATAAGCGCCTTGCTCGACCAGGTCAGGATATTCAGGGATCAGCTCGGCGTTCAGGACCTCTTCGTAATACTTCCAGCGTGGAATTATCGTAGTCGTGTAAAGGTGGTATAGCGCTGCATCGACCGGTGTTCGATCGGCAGCTCCACTTGAGCTCAGGAGCAGCTCATCGACGCCCAGGCTTACACAAATGGTACGATGCATCTCACCTCGGATCGTTTCCATGGCCAGGTCTTTTATATTGCTCGAAAGCGGTACCGGTTTCAATCCGGATCCGACGATCCCGACCTTGTGCTGGTTACCCGTACCTTTGAAGGTCTTATTCCAGAAAGCGGTTACCCGTTCTACCAGGTTGTCTGTCATGGCCTGGTCGGTTGTCAGCAGGAGCGGTGGAACCGCATAATTGGCGAAGAACGCAGCCATATATTGATCGGCCTTGAGCTCTCCCAGGGCTGCCAGGCTTGACATGGAGAGCGGTGCGATCCCTGAAAGGTCCGAGCCTGGATCATACGAGCCACGAAAATATATGATTTCGTCTCGCTGGTATGTCTTCGTTCCCTTCCCGATCCGCTGGGTGAAACTGGTTATTCCGCCGGAGCTGTAATTGACCGTCATATCCTTTGGATTTATGAACATCAGCTCGACGACGTTGTCTCCAGCCTTGATCTTCTGCCAGTAAGCACAGCCGTAAACACAGAACGCCGACTCCGTGTAGCGCCACAGGTCTCCTTTATTCCACTCCTTGTTGACCGTATTGAGTAAATCAAGGACCAGATGGTCGTCTATCTCTTCGTCTTCGCCATCCTTCAGGATAAGCGGTGCGCTTGCTATCGCATCTGCTCGGATCGATATCGCTCTGAAGGCCCAGGCCGAGCTCAAGTAAGCGGTTACAGCGGATCCGCCTTTTTTGTTTCCTTCGCTGTTAGCGATCTCCGCCCAGCCTGGTATGTTCGTGATCACTTTCAGGTTTTTATCGTACGATAATTTCATCGGCATCGTTTCCTCCGTGGCTTACTATTCTATTGTACCCAGTACCATTTGACCTGACTCGGCCGAATGGTACGCCAGCGCCAGGGCTATAACTCCGTCATCATGCATTCCTTCCGGCGCTCCGTACTTGATCAGGCCGGTCGGGAGCCGTTCGCTTTCGAACGCTTTAAGCTCACCGATCAGGATCTCATCTGGTTCTATGGTTACGGAACCGATCTCGAATGCCAGCGCCAGGGTATCAATCAGCAGCATCTTCGTGTTATTCGTGGTTATAAAGGCGGTGATCTCCAGGCCGTCTTCTTGCAGTTTCTCTACCATGGGTCCGCCGATCGAGTTATATTCGGCCATCACGGACGCATGGTTCCATCGAGCTGCCAGGGCCTTGAGCCTGGTACGCTGTGAATTATAATCCGTCTCCGTCATTCTGTCATTGAACGGGTTAGCTCTTGTTTTTACGTCCATTACACAGAACCATGTCGCATCTCCGGATCTTCCCCAATCGACGCCGATCGTGTACGTGTGGCCGTCTTCAGGATCTTCTCGCCTGGTCGCCGTGGCCTGTCGGTCGACATACCTGATTACTCCAGCTCCGTCTTCTACGAATTGAGCGTCCCATTCCTGTGCGAATGTCCTGGAGCTCAGCCTGGTCTTCGCTTTGTCATAGGCGCCTTGGATCCGTGGGTTAGGGTTGTCTCGGCTGGGTGCCTGGAATGAGGCCTGGTTTACTCCGCCGGTTGCTTGCATGTCTTCGAGCCCGATTTGAAATTCTCTCCAGAACCAGTCCCTTCCACGAGGCGTACTAATCAAATAGGCCAGGCCGTCCCTGTCGGCCAGGGTTGGAAGGACCGTCTCGGTCCATATATCTTCTTTACAACGAGCTGCTTCTTCCATCACGAATAAATCAAACGCATTTCCCAGGATCCCGACCGGACTGTCAGCCGTGTAAATTGCCAGGGATCCGCCGGATGGAAATTCGATCGTTCTCTCCGTCTTATTTATGCTCAGTCGATTGGCCACGGGTCCTGTCATTTGCTCGGCAAACTTCCATAAAGGCCTGGCGTTCTTATATGTCGGCGGCATCCATGCGACTTGAGCGCCTGCGTTGGCGCAACTAAGACACACGGATCCGCCTAGAATTGTTTTTCCCCAGCGTCTTCCCATGCATACGACTTTAACCTTCGCTGGGTGTCTCGCTATCAGGGCCTGGTCTGGCCGTAATAACGGCAATCGCATTATTATAGTCATAAGGTTCGATCTTAATCGGTCCTCCGTCTTCACCTGCGAGCCTGTGTTCGGATCGCTCGACATAGCCACGATGCTTGGCCTGCGTCTTCAGGAAAAAGCATACCGCCCAGGCCTCGCCGTCTAGGGCCTTGCTGTACAAAACCGACTCGACGCTGTCTATCATTTTTTCCCTGGCTGATTTCACGGCAGCCTGACACGTCGGGTGGCTTGCAATAAAGCTATAAAGGGTTGGCCTGGAGCATCCTATTCGCTTGGCTGCGTGGGTCAGGTTCCCTTGGGAGTCTTCAATCGCTGCTATTACTTGCTCGGCCGTCATATCGGCTTGAGTCATCATTCTATTTTTTCCTTTTTAAGCGTAAAACTGTCAACCATGGCCGGTTCCTGGTCGGTCAGGCCCTTCCAGCGCTCCAGCGCCACGGCCACATAGCCAGGATCTATCTCAATCGCTCGGCATTTGCGTCCCTGGACCTCGGCTGCAATCATGGTTGTACCGGATCCCAGGAAAGGATCGTAAACTATCGCCTGGTAATCGGATCCGTCCAACATCAATTTCTCGACGATCGGGATCGGCTTGGTGGTTGGGTGGTAAATTGAAACGCGAGGCCGGTCGACTCTTATAATGGTCGTGTGATTTAGCTTGAGTTCCTTCACGATCTCGACCAGCTCCGCCTTGGTCATCTTCTCGGGGTCCTGGTCTTCGTCGAATAGGCTGGTAGCAAATCCACGATAGAATTTATGCCGTCCCTTCCAGCCGTAAATTATCAATTCATGTTGGTACCAATAGTCGTTATGTCCAGGAACCATCACATTTTTTACCCAGACGATGTTTGACGCTCGGTGAATTCCTGCGTCTTCCATGGCCAGCGCCAGCTCTGGAAAATGCGTTCCGCCGGTGAATATATAAACCGTGTTCACGTCCTGAAAAGGGATCACCTTCAGAAATAATCCGTAAAACGACCGGTAATTAGCCAGGGCATCGTTGTCGATTTCTACGTAGACGTGAGGCGCCAGGCCTGAGTCTGGGAAGAAGGTCCTTTTCCCTTCGGTATAGTCTACTCCGTAGGGCGGATCTGTCAGGACCTGGTCGACCTTTTCGGATCCCAGGAGCCTGGTGACGACATCCGGATCCAAACAATCACCGCAAATGAGCCGGTGATCTCCCATGGTCCAGACCTGTCCCAGCTCCGTCTTCCATTTCGCCTTGAGCTCATCCTTTATATCCAAGAGCGGTTCCGGATCCGTCGGGTCCTTCTCATCGAAGCTCATATGATTTCGCTCAGCAATGTGAGCCAGGGCGTTCCTTACTCGATTGTCATCGGCCGTGACC